TCCAGTTCGCAAGCCTTCTACTCCAACAGTCCGAAAGGCTATGGGTGGTAAGGTTGGTCGTGGTTGTGGTGTAGCAATGCGTGGTGGTGGTTGCGTAATGATGGGATCAAAGAAGAAGTAACAGCACATGCCACTTAAGAAGGGTAGCTCATCAAAAGTAGTAAGCAGCAATATCCGGATGCTTATGAAGGAAGGTAGATCACAAAAGCAAGCAGTAGCTATTGCACTTAGAAATGCAAATGCGAAAAAGCTTTCTGCTGGCGGTCTACCATCTCTAGTTACAAATAAGGCGGCATTGCGGGAAGCAATCAACACACGCGACAACGAAAATATGTCAATGGAAGACAGGATGGCTGCCCAGAAGATCATGCGTAATGTTGGTAAAAGTGGAGTACGAAAAGAGAAGAGAGCCATGTCCCAGAGTGGTGATCTTGTAGTCATGAAGATGGGTGGTTACGTCTCTCGCGTAAATGAAGCAGGAAACTACACAAAGCCTACAATGAGAAAGCAGCTATTCAACAGAATTAAAGCTGGTACAAAAGGCGGCGATGCGGGAGAATGGTCAGCTAGAAAGGCACAGCTTCTAGCTACTGAGTACAAGAAGCGTGGTGGTGGATACAGGTAATGGCTAAACTCATGAGTTCGCAAGCAAGCTTGAAGGCTTGGACGAAGCAGAAGTGGCGAACAAAGTCTGGGAAACCTTCAAAGGAAACAGGTGAGCGATACCTTCCAGAAGCTGCAATCAAATCCCTTACTCCACAAGAGTATGCAGCTACTACAAAGGCAAAGCGGAAGGGAACAAAGGCTGGAAAGCAGTTTGTAAAGCAACCAAAGACTATTGCAGAAAAAGTAAAGGGTTTCAGGAAGATTTAAAATGGCACTCACAGATTCAGAAAAGAACAAGCTACAGAAGCTTGGACTAAGTGGCCTTAACAAGCCAAAGAACACTCCATCACATCCTACAAAGAAGGGTGTGGTAGCAGTGCGTTCTCCATCTGGTGGCGTAAAGGTAATTCGATTTGGTGACCAGAAGATGGGTCACAACTATTCTCCAGAAGCTAGAAAGGCATTCAAGACAAGACATGCGAGCAATATCGCAAAGGGTCCACAGAGTGCAGCCTATTGGGCAGACAAGGTTTACTGGGCAGGACCAACGGGATCAAAGAAGATGCCTCCAAAGTCTCAGAAGTATGTTAGAGGCATCAAGAGGTAATAACCAAAATGGCAATCTCAAGATCAAGTGTAAAGGAACAAATCATGAAGGCTCCAATGAAGAAGAAGACACCAATGATGGCAAAGGGCGGCAAGATGCCAAAGCTTGGCTCGGGCGAGCGTTTTGCAAAGCTTACGAAGAACATTGCTGCTCGCGGCAACGTATCCAATCCAGCAGCAGTAGCAGCTTCTATTGGTCGCAAGAAGTATGGCGCGGCAAAGATGGCAAAGATGGCTGCTGCCGGTCGCAAAAAGGGTTGATAGACATACTAGTGTAGAGAAAGGTTTAGACCTCTATGTCAACTAGCGGCACATATAACTTCAGCATGGATATCGATGAGGTAATCCAAGAAGCTATGGAGATAATTGGAGGGGAGCAGACATTGGGACATGATCCTAAGTCAGCTCGTCGTTCAATCAATCTACTGCTACAGGATTGGCAGAACAGAGGAATCCTTCTGTGGACCACGAATACCACGGTAGTAGACGTTTCGGCTAGCGTAACAGCTTATGCTCTTTCATCTGCTACTGTAGATACAATGGAAGTAGTGGTCAATCTCAGTTCCACTGATATCCAGCTTCAGCGAATTTCTATGGAGGAGTACCTCCAGATTCCGAGAAAGAGCCAGACTGGAAGACCAACACAGTACGCCATCCGCAGAGGTAGGGCAAATCCAGAACTTTACCTATGGCCCATTCCAGATACAGAGGACTACTCACTCAAGATTGAAAAGGTCCGGTATATACAGGATGTAAACAAGTCTGCTGGTCAGATTGCGGATGTATCTCGTAGGTTTCTGCCGTGTCTTACTGCTGGTCTGTCCTACTTCATGTCAATGAAGAGAGCTGGTATCGGTGGCGATAGGGTCCAATTCATCAAGCAGGAGTACGAGGAGCGTCTAGCTAGGGCTATGGACGAGGATAGGGAGCGTTCAAGCATCAGAATTGTACCAAAGCTGAACTTGGTGTAAAATGGCATCTACCAAACGAGCTTTGGGGATTTGCGATACTTGTGGGTTCCAGTACCCGTATCGCCAGCTAAAGCGCAATAGTTATGGGTTGATGGTATGTCCGGAGGACTATGAGGGTAGATACGACCTAAAGAACCATCCACAGAACAAGTCTCCAAACGTACGAGATGACGAGTACATCCGTAATCCAAGACCACCACTGAACAACGACAGAAACATTGTCTGGAACAACGCAAACGTAAATTGGGAAAACGAAACCCAATACTGGAATACGGTTTAAGGAGCGGATATGGCAACTCTTACTGGCAAGACCATTGCAGATACATACAAGGATCTGCTTCAGGTCAGCAATGCAAATAGCGGAATTGACGGCACTCTTCGTACTGTTCAAGATGGAGAGGGAACCAATTCTGCATTACAACTAAGCAATAGTGCTGTAAACATCAATGGTACTTTCCAGCTAAATGGATCCACTCTCACTGCAACAGCTTCAGCATTGAATGCTGTAACTGACCTGAGTGGAGTAACTGGTCTCGTAGCAATGACTGGAGGATCTCCAATTGGGAGATCTATTACAGTTGGTACTGGCCTAAGTGTAGCAAATGGTGATGGTGTAAATTCTAATCCAGCAATTACACTGGAAACTACTGGAGTTGTTTCTGGAAGTTATGGTCCATTTTCAAATCTAGAAGTAAATGCTAGAGGACAACTAGTAAGTATTAGTACTCCTGTTTCAGTAAGTGTATCAAACTTTGCTACTACAAAGCTCACTGTTGACAATATTGTTGGAGCATCCGCTACGTTTTCTGGTGGAGTTTCTGCAAGTACATTTTATGGGGATGGGTCAAATCTGACAAATCTTCCCACTGCACCCGTTTCAGTTTCTGCGTATACTGTAAATAGACTTACTGTTGTTAGCGCAGCAACAGTAAATGGCATTGTCAGTGCTGTAGCTTTTGTTGGAGATGGTTCAGGTCTATCAAATATCAGTGTAGCTTTTGCCGCTTCAGCAACCAATGCAACTAATGCAGTAAACGCTACTAATGCTGTAAGCGCAGTATTTGCTTCATCCGCTACTAATGCAACAAATGCCCTAACGGCTGATTTTGCTACAAGCGCCACTAATGCTACAAATGCAGTAAGTGCTACGTTTGCCGCTTCAGCTACAAATGCTACAAATGCAGTTTCGGCTGCATTTGCTACTTCTGCCACAAATGCTACAAATGCGGTCTCTGCTTCATTTGCTACATCAGCTACTGACGCCTTGAATGCAACAAATGCAGTATCAGCACAATTTGCTACAAGTGCCACAAATGCTACAAATGCAAGTTCGGCTGTATTTGCTACTTCTGCTGCAAATGCTACTAATGCAATAAATGCAACCTCTGCTGTATTTGCTGCTAGTGCTACAAATGCGGCTAATGCTGTATCTGCTGTTTTTGCCTCAAGCGCATCTAATGCCACTACTGCTGTAAATGTAAGTGGTGGAACTGCTATTCTAACTGCTGCTGACATTTCTGGAAAAGTTTCTATTGGAAATGGAATAAATATTGTAGGTGCTATTAGTGGTGTAAGCGCAATCTTTACCGGTACTGTAAGTGTAAATGAAATTGATGCCTCTATTGGTAGTTTCAATAATTCAGTATCAATTGGCGGCTCTCTTAATGTTATAGGTGCTGTAAGTGGTAGCACGGCAGTTTTTACTGGAATTGTTAGTGCTAGCGCAGTTGCTTTGGGAACTGGGAATTTAGGAAAGAAATTTGCAGTATCCGGAGCCGCAATTGCTACCATTGTAAGCCTAACAGATGGAACTTCAATTTCTGTAGACTTCAATACATCTCAGAATTTTGCTGTAATGCTTACAGGAAATAGAACACTTGAAAGTCCTTCAAATTGTGTAGCTGGACAAACTGGTTCCATTTTCGTCATGCAAAACGTATCTGGTGGAAAGACACTTTCGTTTGGAAGCAACTGGAAGTTTGCTGCCGGTACGGCTCCAACACTGACCACTACAGCTTCTGCTGTGGATAGACTAGACTACATTGTCTTCTCGTCTACTGCAATTCACACTGTAGCTACCCTTGATGTTCGATAAACCCAATAAAGGAATAGATAAAGATGGCTAGTACATACACAACTAGACTGCGGTTTGAAAAGCAAGGAGATGGGGAAAACCCTAACTCTTGGGGAGATATCCTGAATCAGAACGTAATCGATCTGATTGACGAAGCTGTTGCTGGCTATGTTGTTGTATCTGTAAGCGGCTCTCCAATTTCTCTATCCGAGAATAACGGTGCTGTAGATCAGTCTAGAAATGCTTCTCTAGAGTTTGCTGGTACACTAACGGCTGATGTAACCATCACAATTCCATCACATGAAAAGACCTACTTCCTTCGTAATGTAGCTACCGGCTCCTTTGCAGTAAAGATGAAGACAGCAAGTGGATCCGTGTACTCAGTACCTTCGTCTCAAAATGTATTTGTGGCTTGCAATGGAACTAATATTTATCAAGTAGATTTTCCTACTTCTGTCAGTTCGTTTACTGCAAATCAACTAACTGTAGTAAGTGCGGTAAGTGGAACAAATGCTGCGTTTGCAAATGGGTCATTTACTACAAATGTTGTGACTCCGAGAGTGTCAGCAGCTACTTCACTTGCAATTGCTACAAGTGGAGTAGACAGGATTAATATAGATGCTAATGGTAATGTAGGCTTTGGAACTAGCGTTCCGGTAAAGCAGTTGGAGATTACCAAGTCAGCTAGAGCGCATGTAGTAAGTCTTACTGACGTATCTACCAGCATTGCAATTGACTTCAATACTGCACAGAACTTTGCCATTCAGCTTATAGGTAATCGTACATTTGAGAACCCATCAAACTGTGCGGCAGGGCAGACAGGCTCAATCTTTATTGAGCAGAATGTCTCCGGAGGAAAGACACTTTCGTTTGGAAGTAACTGGAAGTTTGCCAATGGTGAAGCTCCTACACTAACTACTGACGCATCTGCGGTAGATAGACTTGACTATATTGTCTACACTTCAACAGCCATTCACGCTGTAATGACACTTAATGTACGGTAAGAGGAACTAAGTACAATGCCTTTCCAGAACAACGTACTAGCTGGAGCTTCTGCTCAAGGTGGCTACCAGATCGCCAACTCGCTGCGCTTCCGGTGGAGCAACACGGGCTACCTGTCGCGCACCGCTGGAGCATCCCCCACCAACGACAAGATCTTCACTTGGGCCGGGTGGGTAAAGCTCGGCCTGCCCGTCACCAACGCCGCAGATTATGGCGTTTTGTTCACCGGGTACACCGCAAGCAGCGACGCAGGATTTGGCGTTCTTACAGTCTCAAATCCGGTAGCAGGATTCCCTGCAATAAGAGTTGGTGGGTGGGCGACTAACTATCGCATCACTTCTGCCGCCTTCCGCGATCCTTCTGCTTGGTATCACATTGTCATGGCGGTTGACACGACGCAGGCCACAGCAGCGGATCGCATCAAACTCTACGTCAACGGAACGCAGATCACTTCCTTTGGCACTAGCAACAACCCCGCGCTCAACGCCACGATGGGTTTCAACAACGCATCTTCAACGCAGCGCATTGGTCTGGATGCCCCGGCATCTTCTGCATACCACTTCGACGGCTACATGGCCCATGTCTACTTCATCGACGGCCAAGCCCTGACGCCCTCCAGCTTCGGCCAGACCGATGCCACCACAGGCGTGTGGGTGCCGAAGGCGTACTCTGGCACCTACGGCAACAATGGCTTCTTCCTTCAGTTCAAGGACGCCGCCAGCACCACGACCATTGGCTACGACACCAGCGGAAACTCCAACAACTTCACGACCAGCGGCATCTCGGTGACGAGCGGCGTCACGTTCGACCAGATGACCGACACGCCGACGAACAACTATGCGGTGTGGTCCCCGATTGATAGGGGGGACACGGGCCTTGATGTGACGAACGGAAATCTTGGCTACACGATCAGCAATGCAACATCTGGGTTTTGCCGTGCCTCATTCGCCACATCGACTGGTAAGTGGTACTGGGAACTCACGGCTGGAGCGAATTGGACAGCATCTCCGCAGCATGGTATTTCGCCAATAACTGCAGTCAACACGGGCGACGCTACCAGCGGTGGGGGATATGGTTTCGAGAGCGCCGCTACCTCTCGCTTGTTTGCCAACGGAGCGGCGACGGGAAATTACGGATCGCAGATCAACTCTGGCGATGTGTTGATGATTGCGGTCGATTTCGACGCAGGGAAAATCTGGTACGGAAGGAACGGAACTTGGTTTGGTTCTCCAGCCGGTGATCCCGCTGCCGGGACCAACCAATCCCAAACGATCTCAACCGGCGTGATTTACGCGCCGATGTTCGGTAGGGATAGTTCTAACGCGACGACCACGAATTACGTCAACTTCGGCCAGCGCGCCTTCAGCTACACCCCGCCAAGCGGCTTCAAGGCCTTGAACACCGCGAACTTTTCGGTTCCGACGATCAAGAAGCCCTCGCTCTACATGGATGCTACGCTGCGTACTGGCACGGGCGCGACGGCAAGTGTGTCTTCGCTGGGCTTCCAGCCGGACCTCGTGTGGATCAAGAGCCGCAGCGCGGCAACCGATCATGGCCTCTACGATGCTGTTCGTGGCGTCCAGAAACAGCTTGAGAGCAACACGACGACCGCAGAAACAACTGAAACCACCGGCCTGACTGCGTTCAGCAGCAACGGCTACACAGTCGGCGCTCTGGCCCAACTTAACACCAACACCGCGACCTATGTAGACTGGTCGTGGAAAGAAAGCGTTACATCTGGATTTGACATCGTGACGTATGTTGGAAATGGGACCAACCGCACGATCAGCCATAATCTTGGCGCGGTTCCGAAGCTCATCATCGTTCGCTCTCGCGAGGCGACCAGCACCGGACGCTGGCTTGTTCAGCACGGCACCTACGGAGCAGCGCGGTACGCCTACCTAAACGAGACTTTTGCCTTTGACACGGCAAATGCCAACCTTCGTTGGAACTCAACTGACCCGACGAGCAGCGTGTTCAGCCTCGGCACGTCCAGCGACGGCAATCATACGGGCGACAACTACGTCGGCTATCTATTCGCCGAGATTGCGGGCTTCTCTCGCATCAACTCGTACACCGGCAACGCCAGCGCGGACGGACCGTTTGTGTGGTGCGGATTTAGGCCCCGCTGGATTATGATAAAGGACGCAACGGCCGCAAATCTTGATTGGCGAATCTACGATACTGTCAGAGAGACATTCAACGAAATGGGTGGTGGTCTGGAGGCTGGAGACGCTGCCGCCGAAAACTATGCCACTTCCGTTCGTGCCATTGATGTTCTTTCCAATGGCTTCAAAATACGAGTGTCCGCATCCGGCTTGAATGGGTCTGGTGTAACATATGTATTCGCCGCGTTTGCCGAAGCTCCATTCAAGTATGCTAGAGCTAGATAAATGAGCGATCCAATTTCAGGAATGGCTAGTTCATTTGCTGTAGGAAAAGCACTTACGGCCATTGCTGGTTTTTTTGGAGGACTCAGTGTAAGTTTCTTTTGGCAACCTAAGAAACTTCATCAATATGGAAGACTAGCTGCTGGAGCCATCATTGGAGGTATTGCCGTAGGAGCTTCGTTTACATTAGGAGGTTTTATTGCCTCGTACATGGGAATGGACATAAACCAAGCAGATTCCGCACTAGCTATTGGATATGTAGTTGGCGTCATGTCAGTATTTGTCCTTTCAATACTGGTAAATTTCTTTGAGAAAAAGGAAGACAAGGATATACTTGAAGTTGCATCCGAGATGCAGAAATCAATTAGAGGTGTTCGATCCAATGTAAGGAATAAACCAAAGAGGGCTAAGAAATGATAACTCCAGAATATGTAGGATTTGTCATACTTACGGCAGTTGATCTAGCGGCTGCTACGATTATCTTCTTGGGTGCTTTAAAGGAAAGGATGCGTTTGTATCCTTCGTGGCACAAGGCAGGATTGATCTTGGCTTCTGTAGGTCTTGTAGCTCAAGCCTTTCGCAATGTACAGTATCTAGTAACTGGTATAAGCTTGCCTGACTCTGATATGCCTCTTTGGGTGCTTAAGGATTTAGGTATTTCTCTAATAGCTTTTGGCTATGTATACTTGTGTGTTAAGGGAAAGTATCCTTCAAGTCACATGAATGAAGTTGTTCAATCAACGGTAAAGACTAAACCAATCGTACGTAATTCAAGAAGGAAGAAGTAAATGTGGCTCTATAATGGAAGACGTATTACTGAGGGTGTTGCTTGGTCTGATGACTATGGTATTCAGCATCCAGCTAACTGGGGTCTATGGTCCGAAGCTGAAAAGGCTGAAAAGGGTCTAGTCCATGTTGTCCAGCAGCAGAGACCAGATGAGCGATTCTACTACATTGCTGATAATGCTGATGGCACCTTTACAGCGATTCCAAAGGATCTATCTAGCCTAGTATCTTCTTATGTCTTTTCTTGCAATGTAATGTGCAATACAATCCTGAAGGAAACTGATTGGCAAGTTATTGCTTTTCTAGAACGTGGCCGTCCAATTCCTACAAAAGTAGCAGAGTATCGTCGTGCTGTATTGAAAGCATGTAATGATCTTGAGTCAATGTACAAGGCATGTACAACAATTGAAGAACTTGTTGTACTTGTCGATAAGGCTAATTCAATGTGGCCTTTGATGGATCAAAAAGAAGAGACTATTGTATCGGAATAACTATAAATGCCAAGTTCTCAAGCAAAGCTTGCAACCCTGAAGTTTATAGCTGGGTTCCATCGGGAGTCTACCAAGTATGCCGAAGAGGGTAAGTGGTACGATGGAGACAGAGTACGCTTCAGGGAAGGAAAGCCAGAAAACCTGAGAGGATACGAAAAGCTTATCGACGCACAGATCGTTGGTACGCCCCGTGATCTAATTACTTGGGCAAACAATGATACCCAAAGGCTTTTGGCTTCTGGTACGGAGCAGCGTCTGTACATTGTATATGGCGACACTCAGTATGATGTAACTCCAATTGCGTCTGTTGTAAGCATTGCCGCTGGAGTAAATGGAAACTTCAACACAAGCATTGGCTCTCCGCTAATCGAAGTAAGTCTGACAAACCACAATACTTCTGTAGGTGATTGGATCTTCTTTACCAGCACCTCAATTAATGGTTTTGGTGGAGCTACAAACTTTGCTGCTTCGTCCTTTGGTGGTCCTGTCTACGCAGTTGCTAGTGTAAGTGGTGTAAACCACTTCTACATTAGCGTAGCTAGCGTCGCTGCTAGCACGGAAACCAACATGGGTGTTGGTACTGCAAACTTCTACATCAACACACAGCAGACTACAAACATTCAAGGTCTCGGTTACGGGGCTGGTCCGTACAATGCTGGAGTTTCTACTACTGGCGCACGTGCTTGGAATCGTCCAGCTAACTCTTCAAACATTACTTTCATGGCTAGCCAGTGGTCGCTTGACAACTGGGGTGAAGATCTACTAGCTGTCCGTAGAGGTGGCCCACTGTATCACTGGGATGCTGACGCTAGCTCCGTACCAGCTCGGGCAGTAATCGTAACGGCTGCCCCAGCCAAGATCAACTCAATTGTAGCCTCTCCAAACGATAGACACGTTCTAGCTCTCGGCACATATGAGTATGCTACAAGCGTATTCAATCCACTACTTGTCAGGTGGTGTGATCAAGAAGACTTCTTCAATTGGACTCCTTCTGTCTCGTCTACTTCTGGTGAAATAAACCTACTGGATGGGACAATGATTATTGGTGGTGTTCGTTCCAGAAACGTAATTCATGTGTGGACAGACAAGGCTCTGTATGGTTTCCAGTATGTCGGTCCTCCATACATCTTCAACATGCAGCAGTTGGGTACAAACTGTGGACTTATTGGTCCTCACGCAGCTATTACAGTGGATGGTGTAACCTACTGGATGGGTGATAACAACTTCTACAGGTTCAGCGGTAGGGTTGAAAAGCTTAACTGCACCGTCCGTAGATACCTCTACGACAGCTTCAACATGAGTCAGAAAGATAAGGTATACGCTGGGTACAACTCGGAGTTCAACGAGATTATTTGGTTGTATCCATCTTCTAATGCACTTGAGCCTAATAGATACGTAATCTACAATACCCTTGAAGACCACTGGGTATACGGCACTTCGTTCTACACTACATTCCAAGACATGGACGTATTTGATAATACGATTGCCACCGGCAAGACTGGCAACGGCAATCCAATGTACTACTGGAACAACGAGCCTGTATCTGTATTCAATGGTGATAACCAGCCTCTTACATCCTATCTGGAGTCCGCAGACTTTGATATTGAAGACGGCAACAAGTTGATGTTCATGGACAAGATCATTCCAGACTACGATATCGAGAATGGTGCCTTGAAGTTTTCCATCAAGACGAAGCTCTATCCTAATAGCGACTACGTCGAAAAGGGTCCATATACCATTGGGTCAAACACCAAGAAGATTGATATTCGTTCCAGAGGTAGACAAGCTTCCATAAGAGTTAGCACAAGCGATGATGATGTCTCATGGAGATGGGGCAGCATTCGTCTAGCCATTCAGCCGGACGGGGATAGATAATGTCTGTCTTTCTCTATCCACAGTTACCAAACTACATTGATGTCCGAAGTGTAGAGCCTCAAAGGTTGTATCACGATTTTGTAGGCTATACCAACGAACTAAAGTTCCTTCTAGAACAAAGGGACTTTGCAGAGCAGCTTCGTCCAGCTACCAAGTTCTATCCACAGACTACAGTAACAGATATTCCTGCACCTAATGAGGGGGATATTGCGTATTCAACAAGCAGCGGAAAGTTCTGGGGATATGTAGACTCGGTACGATGGGAGCCATTTAACTCCGGTATTGGTGGCTCTAGGGGTTACTATGGTTCATTTTACACAGATAGCACAATGTCTGTTGTAAGTGCCAATCAACCTGTAACAGTAAGCCTATCGTACACAAATGGTAGTTTTGGCGTAACTCTACAGAATGGAACTCAAGTAAAGGTTCTAAACTCTGGAGTATACAATATCCAGTTTTCAGCACAGTTTTTGAATAATCAAACTCAGTTGATTGATGCAAAGACTTGGTTTAAGCGTAATGGCACTAATATTCAATATACTGGAGGTTACGCAGCAATTCCAGAACGTCACGGTGGTATTGATGGAAAGTCAATCGTTTCGTACAACATAATGGTTTCATTGGCTGCAAATGACTATATTGAAGCTTACTTTACAGCAACTTCGGTAGGTGTCTACATAGCAGACATTTCTGCTACAAGTATTGTTCCAAACAGTCCAGCGTACATTCTGACAATCCAGCAAGTGTAACGTGTTAACTGAATAACCATATAGGACGGATATGTACGATTTTTCAAAAGTATTTGACATGATCCAGAACAGCACTTTGGTCCAGAATGTAAACAGAGGACTGGTTGTTCAGGAAAACTACTTTGGAGCCAAGGCTGTGTCCGGTATGGCATACAATACTGGTCCATTGTATAATAAGCAGAACCAGCAAGGGGACACAAACCCAAGTACTTTCCAAGCTAACATGACCAAGCCTCAATCAAACGTGTTCAATACAAGGAGCTAAGACTATGGCAATGATGGTGGACAGAAATGCTCCGTATAGCGGTCTCTCAAGCCTTATGGCTCTCAAGGGTCGTATGGGCGATACGGAGCTTGTACACATGTCCAAGCCAGAGATCAAGGCTCTTGAGTCAATGGGACAGATGACACGAAATCCATCTACTGGTCTTCCGGAGGCTTTTACTCTTCGTGATGCTATTCCAGTAGCAGCCGGTATTGGAGCTTCTTTTCTAGCACCCGGAGTAGGTACAGCACTATTTGGAATGAGTCCAATCTGGTCAACTGCTCTAGCAGGGGCTGCTGGTACTGGTTTAGGATCTTTGGCGATTGGAAAGGGAGCAGATGAATCCTTGTTCAATGCTGCTCTAGCTTTTGGCATTGGTGGTGTAGTTGGTAATCTGACAGCAGGGGCTGATCCAACTCAAGGTGGCAAGCTTCTAAAGGAAGTCACCCCAGAGATGGCTCTTGAATCTCAAGCTGCTGGAGCTAGTAGCGGCATTACTCCAAGGACTGCTGGAGACTACATTGCTCAAGCAGACATGACTCGTCCAAAAGCCTCTCAGTTTGGACAGATGTTTGGCGGTGCTACTGAACCTACAAGAGTACTAGCTGGTGAGTCTCTGTCTCCAGAACAGGTTGCACAGCTTACTGGTGGCAGGATGGGCGCTGTGCCACAGTTTGGTACAATGGAGTCAATCGGTTCAGCCCTATCAAGGCCAATGACGTATGCTCCACTAGCTGGTGCCGCACTTACCTATACTGGCAAGGAAGAGATGCCGCCTATGGAAGATATGGGTCCAATCCAGCAAAAGAGGTTTACAATTAGTGGTGGTGAGCCTCTTAATCCTCCAACTACCGGAGCTTCAGCACTTGACATTGCATTGGGTAGAGCGCCATCTCGTAGATACGTCTCTCCATATACAACTGTACAGACACTTCAGGAAGGTGGTCAGCCATCTTCATCTGGAAAGTTTTCTGGGTATATGGATGATGAAGACACTTCCATTACAGAAGATCAGAAAGAAAGGCTTATCAATCTTGAAGAAGCACTTTACAGGTCTCTGCGTAACTACGGTGTAGAAGATCAAGAGTCAAGAGAAGAGGCACGTAAACGTATTTTCAGGAAGATGACTCCAACATATCTTCCAAATGAGCCGAGACCATCTGAAGAAGAGATTGACGCCCAGATCAAGCGTCTGGAGGACGCACTTGGTCGAGTTCCAGCAGCAGCAAAGGGCGGCCACATGAAGGAAGTAACAGAGGACAAGAAGTACTTTGAGGGTCGTGTTACCGGCAATGGCGACGGAATGTCCGATGAGGTTCAATTTGATGTAGAAGGTGGCAACCCAGACATTGCAATGCTGAGCAGGGATGAGTATGTACTTCCAGCAGATGTGGTGGCTATGATCGGCAATGGATCTTCAAATGCTGGAGCAGACAAGCTTGATGCTTTTGTGAAGGGTCTACGAAAGAAGTCCTTTGGTACTCCAAAGCAGCAGAGAGAACTAAAGGATGGCGGTCTGTCCGGTCTAAAGGTCATGAACTATGAAGTAGGTGGCGGTGTAGGTTCTGAGGCAGATGCTGCCGCAGCGGCTGCTTCAAATGAAGCTTCAGTTGCTGAATCAATGTCAGATAGTTTTAATCCAGACGTAGCAGTTGGCAGTGGTCCTCCTCAAGGTCCGACATATGCTGGAGAACCTCTATCTGAGAATGCAATTGGCAGAGGTCTACAATCTGCAAGAGACGCTATTATGATGGGTATGAATCCAGAGACAATGAGGGGATCAACAATGGTTGGTCTAATTGGTGGCGCGCCGCTTGGTGGTATTGCTAGGGCTATGGAGGCAATCAACAACACATATTATGATGGCAAAGCCAGAGCATTCAGCGCACAGGATGAAGCCAACATGGCGTCTAGATCAGATGCTGGTCTCCAATTTATCAACCAACGGTAATGCATGCGTCTCATAAGAATTGGTCAAGACTTGATAGAGCCTGTTTGGCAGTATGTCAAGGATCTGTTGGAGAAACCAGTAAAGCTTAACCAAGGTGAATTTGATCTAGAAGATGTAAAGCAAAGTCTTATGGCTGGAGATATGGATCTTTGGATTGCAGCTACTACAAGTGAAAAGGTGTTGATGGCTGCTACTACTCAAGTAGTGGTATTTCCAAAGGAAAAGAGACTCCGTATAGTTCTTGTCGGAGCCAAGGACAATAGACTTGATGAGTGGCTTGATACTTGTCTTGAAAACGGTTCTGAACTACTGAACTGGTGCAAGAAAAGGGATATCAAGAGGATCGAGTCTTGTGGTAGAGATGGGTGGACAAATGTCTTATCCAAACATGGGTTCAAGAAATACTACACGGTTCTGACAAGGGATGTATCGTAAAATGCAAAACATTAAAAAGACAGTAGATGCTCTTTCCATTGATGAGAAGGTGGATCTCTTTAACTACCTTTACGCCAGCATTGCTGGTCGAGGTATCAATGGCGATACTGAACTGGCTCATGTAAACAAGGAGGAGGCTACCCTTCTAAAGTCAGTTGGCGGTTCTGGTACTGTCAATCCACATACTGGACTAAGACAGTACTTTGGTGGAGGGAGCAAGCCTTCGGCTCCATCCTCCCAGACCGTAACCCAGCAAGCCACAATTCCACCAGAGATTGCACCGTACATCACTGACATTCTTGGTCGTGCACAGGCTATCCAAGAGAAGCGTGAAGCAGAGGGTTTTGTACCGTACACAGGCCAGCAGATTGCCGAGTTTACACCAGAGCAGGAACAGGCTTTCAAGGGCATCCAGAGCCTTGTAGGAACGTCCCAGCAGTACATGGATCCTGCCGCCCGTCTAACTGCTTCCGCTGCTACAGCACCAACGTCGGAGGCTGTAGGGCAGTTCATGTCTCCGTACATGCAGAACGTCGTAGACATCCAGCAGAGAGAAGCTCGCAGGGCTGGGGACGTAGCGCAGCAGCAGCTAGCCGCTGGTGCTGTATCTGCTGGGGGTTTTGGTGGAAGTCGTCAAGCAATCCTTGAGGCTGAGCAGCAGAGAAACCTACAGCAGCAGTTGGGAGACATCCAAGCTAGAGGACTGGCATCTGCGTATGAAGATGCTCAGAACAGACTAGCGCAGCAGAGGGCTAGAGAGCTTTCTGCTGGCGCACAGTTTGCTGGTCTAGGTGGCTCTGCCGTACAGACAGGACTACAGGAGCTTGGTGCACTACAGCAAGTTGGTGGCGTAAGACAGGCACAGACACAGTCTGCACTAGATCTGGCTCGCCAGCAGTTTGAGGCTGAAAGGACATATCCAGAGCAGCTACTCCAGAGATATTCATCCGTCATTCGTGGTTACCAAATGGATCCTAATCTCATGCGGTCTACCATGTCGTTCACTCCACAGCCATCCTATCTTCAGCAGTTTGCTGGATTTGGTGTTGGTGCTGGTTCGCTAGCCAAGGCATTTGGTGCATTCAAGACTGGTGGACAGATCAAGAAGGGTCTAGCATCCATTGTCGTAAAGAGAAAGAAGGGTGGCAAGGTTGTCGGTCTACAGGAAGGTGGAAATCCACCTTCTGGTAATCGACTTGATAATGCAATCAAAGAGGCTGAAGGTGTAGCTGCAATGGGTCTTGGACTTATTCGTGCTGGTGTTCCTTCTCCAGCCCAGCAAGCACAAGAGCGTGACACACTTCGTAGGCTTTCAGAAGAAAGCATGCAAAGAAAGCTTGAGGCTGCACAGCTTCGGCAGTCTCTAGCTGATCGTATTGGTGAAGTTTCTCCGGCAGAGCGGGAACTTCTAAAGTATTACCAAGAAGAGAGGGCTATGGCTCCGCAGAGGCGTCAGGAAATAATGGCTGAGACTGCGGCTGAAAAGGAAGCACTTAACAGGGCTAAGTACTTTGAGCTTGCTAATGTAGGTTTTCGATTTGCGGAACCTCAAGGCGGAACTGGTGGAGTTCTATCCGATCTAGTAAGGTCTCTACAGCCATCTGTAAGTGAGTTTGGAAAGATCTCGGCAGCAGAGTCTGGTCTCCTGAAGCAGCAGAGAAAGGAGCTACAAGCTCTAACTGACAGGGAACGTGATATGCTGGCAAAGGAAGCTGGCATTAGTCGTGAACAGCTTAACAGGGAGCTACAAGCTGAAGAGATGAAGCTTAAGGTTGCTGAAAGCACAATTGATCTTGAACTAGATCTACAAAAGGATCTAATGGCTGTTGATCGTGATTTTAGAAAGGAAAATCTCAATGGTGCACAGGTAGCAGCCGCTTATCTAAACCATCTAACTGACTTTGCTAATAAGCTAGCAAAAGCAAATGAAGTAAAGCCTATGGATGCTTCGGATCAAAATGCCCTTAGACAGGCAGTAGCAGCAGCTCATGGCTTTGTTATTGATCCTACCACTCAGGAAATCAAGATGAATGGCCAAGCTCTAACGGCGGATTCCACTCTTCTTCAAAATTTCTTGGCGGATATGAGAGAAGGTGCTAAGGTATTTGTAGGAGCTAGGGCTGCTAGACAAGAGCCGTGGCCTCTAGTAAATTCATACCTTGAACGTGCGAGAGCTTCAAGAAATGAAGGGGCTGCTGCTGCTGGAGGTGGCGGTTCTACAAATCGTCAACAAACGACTAATAGATCTCCGACTCCTCCAGCGGATCCAAACAATCCTGTTGGACTTGTTATTCCTCCAAGGAGATAAGGTATACAAATGCCAACAAAACTTGAGGAATTTAGAAAGCAGTATCCGCAGTACGATGATGTCCCTGATAGGGATCTTGCCGACGCCATATACGATAAGTTCTATTCTGCTGGACCAAATAAGCTAGAGCAAAATGATTTCTATCGACAGATAGGATTAGGCAATTCTCCATCTGAACAAGGAGAACTAGCAGAAGCTAATAGAGTTCAAAGCCAACAGGGTTTTGATGCTGCTTTCTATTCTGCTCCTCCTCAGAGGACAGAGGAAGAGAAAATCTATGATTACTTTGATGCTCAGTCTAGAGCTATGCGTCGTGAGGAAGAAGCTGCTGTAAGAAAAGAAAAGCAGGGAAAAGCAGCAGAGACAAGGCGAGAGCAAGAGAAGCCTCTTATGAGCATGATTGAAGAGGCTAAAGCAAGATACAACGACCCAAACACTCCATTCCTTGAGAAGGCTATGTTGTTTTTCAACATTGGTCAGATGTCTCAAGCTGCAAGTGGTCCAAGTGTTGCCGCTGCTGGTAGAAAAGCTATTGTTGAAACAGTAACAGCAGTTCCGGAGATGGCAATGCTTGGTCTTGCTGTTATGTCTCCAACAGCAGCAGACGCTGTATACCAGTCTGACTTTGCTACAAAGCTAAAGGAGCTAAAGGACAAGGCTGCTGGAGAAACTACCTCTGAGGAGGATATAGCTGCAAACATTGCCACTCTTTTCACTGGGGCTGGTCTAGCTAAGCGTGGAACAAAGGCATTGCTTACAGCTAGAATGGAAGAGGTCAATCGCCAGTTCGGAAAGAAGATTGCAGATGATGTACAGAGAAAGATCCTTGAAACTACAGGACAGACTATGGCTGTCAAGCCAAAGACAATTCCAATTAGTGCAGAGCAAGCCAAGCAAATCTCAAGAGGTTCCACTGGAGCTGCCACAGCAGTTGGTGTAGCTCTGGATGTTCAGCTTTCTGATGAAGAGCAGTTTGCTGTCAATCTTTTGGGTCAAGTCCCAGAACTAGCTCCAATTGCAGAAGCACTCAAAATCAATCCAGATGACACAGAGGCACAAGAAAAGCTTAAAAGGCTTGGAGAGTCTGCTGGTCTTACGGGTGTAGTAACTGGTTTATTTAAGACGCCACAAGCTTTTCTGTCTGCCATTAATTCCGCTGTTGGAAAGATGAAGGGCGTTAATCAAGCTGTAAATAGCGGTGGGCTTAATGTACCTCCACCATCTCCAAATGCAGCAGTTGTCCAGTCTACTCTTGTCCAGACTGGTCCACAGACATTTGAGCAGCGAAACATTATTGTAGAAACAATTGCGAAGATCAATACTGCATTTGGAAGAGGTTTGAAGTCTACAGCAAATCTTCCAAATGAACTGTATGAGGCTTACATTAGAAAAGCCAATGCTGGAAGAGGTTACGAGCTTGAACTGAAAAAGACTACAAAGGATCTTCAAAGACTTCAAGATAACTTCAGAGTCTCTGATGACGATATGTCAGCATACTTAGTCAATGGGGTTGACAATAATCTACCATTTCGGGTAAAGACAAAGCTTGACGAAGTTCGGAATCTGATTGAGACAAATCAATCTACAATCAACTCAGAACTTGGACTTACTGGAAAGAAAGCTTTGGGTGTAGACTTCAAGAATGGTGAGGTCTACATTACAAGGACTTTTGATGCTACAGATAATCCAGAATATCTAGCTAAAATCAAAAGTGCTTTGGATGGAAAAGCAGCACCTGTAGCTGATGCTGATTTTATCACAAAGGTAGACAATGCCCGTGCCTACCTTAGAAACATGATGGTATCTAATCCAAATAGCAAGGCATCTAAGAGTTTTGCATCTTTGACTCCAGAACAGCAATCATCCATGATTGACTCGACAATCTACGATATGGTTAAGAACCTATCTGGAGAGAACAAGTCTATTGTGCGAAAGCTTTTTGATGGTACAACTACATCATCTGTTGATGATGTTGGTCGTTCTCTTGTAAAGGTTCTAAAAGCTAGACAAGAACTGGATAAGCCAATTCTGGATCTCCTTGGAGAGGTCAAAGATCCAATTCGCAATGCTGCTGTAACGCTACAAAACCAGAATAAACTACTGGCAGAGATTGAGTATCTGAAAACTGTCGAGCAGTTTGCCAAGCAAAACAAGGATGTTGTCTTTGAGATTGGAGGACTATTTAAGTTTCTCCCCTCAGTTAGAACAAAGTTTTCCACGACACCATTCACTGAAAGTCAGAACCTTGCAGATGTAACAGCCCAATCAGTTGGTAAGTTTGGCGGCACTACTGGGGATTTAGCTAAAATCTTCACTACTCCTCAGATGGCTCGTTACATTTCAAACGGAACAAACCTATGGGATTGGAACAATAGGCTTGGTAGTTCTGTAGGAAACATGTTTGCCAAGGTCGCTGGATTTGGTCAGGCTACTCAGACAGTCCTAGATGCTCCTGCTTATGTTGTCAATACGGTAGGTGCTGCTACGTCTCTGGCAGCTAATGGGCATATGCTTAGCCCTACGGTCTGGAAGAATGTATTCACAAACATGAATACACTTGTTCAGCAGATTACAGCTAAGGACAAGAAGGCAATTGAATACATTGGAAAGCTGAAGACTGCTGGTGTTCTAGATACCGACATTACAGGAGAGATCATTGCAAGAAATGCAAATGTAGTTGGAAAGGATCCTGCAAATTTCTTGGCTAGGGGATATCAGAACACAATGCAGAAGGCTGGTGCATTCTATGGACAGCCGGATAACTACATGAAGCTTATGGCTCATCAAGCTGAAATGGCTCAGCTTAAGTCGATGTTTCCAAAGGCATCTGCTGATGAAATCTTTGACATGGCTGCTCGAAGAGTTAGAGATACAATGCCTACATACGGTGTGTCTTCTCCAGTGGTCAGAGAGCTTTCAAAGATGCCCTTTGGTACATATGCCTTGTATCCAACAGAGATCTTCAGGACATCCAAGAACATTGTCAAGTATGCTCTGTCTGACATTGGGCAGGGTATTGCATCTGGAAATGCCAAGCAAGTTGCGTACGGATTGAAGAGAATAAGTGCTTTTGGTGTCACATTGGCCGGTCCAGAACTTTACTCTAGGACAAATAACCAAGCACTTGGAGTATCCGACGAGAATGTTCGTGTTGTGGAGGCGCTAGCTCCAGATTGGGGCAAGGGTTCCAATAAGCTTTTCCTTGAAGGATTCCAAGAGGGTGCTGATGGGACTGTCAAGACTAGATACGCTTCTTCTAGTTCCTTTGATGCCTATGACGTATTGAAAACGCCAATTCGGCTTCTGACTGGAAAGATCCTTGCTGGTGAAAAGGTAGCTGACTTTGAAGTAGACCAAGCCATGAAGGGAATGGCTGACTCTGTAGTGGGTCCATATACCAATCCCAAGTTCTTCACTGAAGCATTGATCAACGTGGTTAGCGGTGTAGATGCTAAAACAGGAAAGCCTATCTATGATCAAGCTGTTGGTACAACGGTACTTGACAAGGTAAAGGCTGCTTCGCTTGAACTTGCAAAGTCTCTAGAACCCGGTACAAGCCAAGTTGTTCGGGCATACATTGACTCTCTAAAGTCAGAAGAACTGCGTGGCCTTTATGAAGGCGTCAACGCTGCTGGGTTCCCACTGTCTTCAAAGGATATTGAAACTTGGGCCAAGACTGGTATCCGTCCAACCACCATGAATGTGGACAAGGCTATTGGAGCTAATCTAGCAAAGGATGTGAAGGCTATCAATGCTACTGAAGCCTCATTCATGAAGTTTGTATCTGAGACTACTGATCAAGTATACACACCAGAACTTGGCAAGAAGATTGTAGATGAATACCGTAAGTACCAGCAGCGCAAGTTTGATGGAATGGTTGACTTGTCCGATAAGATCAAGCTTGTTGAATCAATGAAGTATTTTGACAAGAATGGAAACGAAAGAAACTACGGAATAGATCGCATTGTCATGGCTACGACAGACAAAGGTTTCTTCAAGGTTCCAAAGGAAATCTTACTTGCTCGTCAAAGTATTGAAGATGCAGGAAAGAAAGGTACATTCATTCCAGATACTGTATTCAATAAAATTGAACTAAAGAAGATGCTTATCGACAAGAAATATCCTATATCTCTAATAGATGATTTAGGCCAAGTATTTCAAGAGTTTGCCGGAAGAAAGCTTGAAAAGGAGAAGAAGTAATGCCGTTTGTACTTTCACAGAAGAGCGTAATGAAGATGCAGGGGGTTGATCCAAAGCTTGTGTCTGTCATCAACAGGGCTATTCAGCTAAGCGAGGTTGACTTTTCTATTACCTGTGGCATGCGGACACAAGCAGAGCAGGAAGAGCTTTTCAAGAAGAAGGCTACACAGACCCTTAAGTCAAAGCATTTGGATGGCAAAGCCGTTGACGTAATGGCTTTCAAGGATGGCAAGGGTAGTTGGGATCTTCCACTGTACGTGAAGTTTGCAGACGCAGTCAAGTCTGCTGCAAAGGAACTTGGTGTACAGGTGCGGTGGGGTGCTGCGTGGTCCGTACCGGACATCAGCAAGTGGGAAGGATCAATGCAGGAGGCTATGGATGCGTATGTAGCTGAGTGCAAGAAGAAGGGTACAAGACCCTTCATTGACGGCCCTCACTTTGAAGTACCGTGAAAAGGAGATATGAGTGTCATGGACTTTGGAAAGGTAGCTTCAGGCATTTTAGGCGCAGTCGCTCCCGTATTAGGCACAGCCATTGGCGGTCCTTTCGGAGGAATGGTAGCCTCAAAGCTTAGTGAGATCCTTCTGGGCAAGCCAGATGGATCAAAGGATGAGATTGAACAGGCTCTAGAGAAAGCCTCTCCTCAACAGCTTCTAGAGATCAAGAAGGCAAACAACGAGTTCCTTGTGAAGATGAAGGAGCTTGATGTCGATGTAGAGCGGCTTCACTCAGAAGACAGGAACTCTGCTAGAAACAGAGAGATCCAAGTACGTGACAAGATGCCAGCCATCCTTGGCATCCTGACCCTTGTGTCCTTCTTTGGATTTATTGGAATGGTCACGTTCTCTCCACTAGCTCGCGGAGCAGACATGAACTTCATCACGCTAGCTGTAGGTTGGCTTGGTGGAACAGCTAGTACTGTTGTTTCCTACTACTTTGGGAGTAGCAGCGGCAGTCAGATGAAGAATACAATCATAGCCAACAAGCTAGAAGAAGACAAAAAGAAGTAAGGTCTTCTTACTCTTTAGGCTTTTCCTCTTCAATTGTTTCAGTAGAAATGTCGTAGGACATATCTACTTCTTCAATGTCGTCGGACGCAGACATCTCTTCGGTGTCTTCATCCGGCGACATTTCTGTTTTGGAAGTTTCTTCATCTTCCGGAGACATGGAGAAGAAGCTGCACTTCATGAGGATACGCATGGCGCGTTCCTCTCCCAAGATCTCAAGGCTCCTGACGATGTCTTCCTCAAGATCCTTGATGCTTTTAGGGTTCTCTGTCTCAATGCCATCCTTGACTTTGGTGAGAAGCTCTAGAGCCTTTAGGGCGCTCTGAGTGTGGTTGTTGTTCTTGGCATACTCGTACTGCTTCTCAATCTCAAGGATGACATCGATGTCAGTGACGCCAGTGCTGTCCAGCTCTGCAATCCTAGCAATGATGTCTGGGTTCTTGAGAAGCTTGCTGCCAGTAACGCTAGCAGATATCTGAGAGTATCCGGCAGCCTTTGCCGAGGCTGTAGCGTTGCGCGTTACAAGGTAGTTACGTACAAACTTCTCATGCTTTTCCTGTAGCTGTGGCATGTCAAGCTGCTACCTTTGGAAAGTACTCTGAGTAGTACTCCTTTTTTCCGTGATACGACTTGTCGTATAGCTGGGAGATCAGAGTGTCCTTTCCGTGGAAGTGGATGGTCATGTCGATTTCCTTGTTGTCGAATAGACGCTCACAGTCCTGAGCTAGTGCTAGAAGCTCTCCAGTAGTCCAGAAGGACTTGCCGTGACACTCTACGGGAATGTACTTCTTTCTATCGTCTTCAAGCTTCTCATTCTTCATCTCTTCCGCCATATTTGGGATCGAAGCATCGAACCCAAAGAGATGAAACTGACGGAAGCCGACAATGTGAAACATGCCGATAGCTCTCATGGCAGAGCAAGTACCTCCAGTTACAAACGTAGTATCATCACCTAGATCAAGCTTTGTCTCGACGGTGAAGTTCTTTGGATTGGCGGCTTGCTGGACAGCCTCCGAAAAAGCATGCCAACCGTAGATGTTGTCTGTCTTCTCCATCAGAAGCTTTGTCACGCTTGTGTCGGTCATTGATGCCAGCAGGAACTTGGTCTCCTTTCGGATATCCTTGAATAGTTCAGTACGTACAATGCCGTGTGTAGACGTACCAGTAACTGGTCTTGGATCTAGGATCACGCAAGCATATGGAACAATCCCATTCTTTAGGAGAGTTGGGTAGCTATGCTTGACACAGATGATCTTTGAGTTGTGCTTCCTTGAGAGTTCCTTTACCTTCTCAAAGTCGGTGGACGGACCAGCAGAGACGATGATGGCATGCTCGTCATTGGTAGTGTACCTTCGCACAAACTTCCAATCCTTGATAAGCTTCATGTTCTCCTTGATGTTGTTAAGGATATACTCCTTTGGCATGCTGTCCCTTGGCTGGACAACAATAGGAACCATCATGACATCCTTGCGGATATCCTCAAGTTCCTTGTTGTTCAGAAGGACAACTAGATGGGTAATACCTCCACCTTTTACCTTGTCAGTTGAAGGCACAACAGCAATGCGCTTTCCTTCATCCTTAAGCTTCTTGAATAGCCTGTTAGTGCCTTGATGTTCTTCGCCCAAGATATTTCCATCAGCATCCTTTGAGAAGTAATCGTCAAACACGATGACTGGGACATTCTTCAGGTTCTCATAATCGGACACTACAGTAGTCTCGCTGTGACCACCGTCAATGTAGGCAAAGTCAATTGGTGGCAGATTTGCAACACTATTGGTTAGTGTTACCTTTGAGTCTCCCTTGTGGAGTTCACAGGTAAAGGCCTTGCCCTTCTCCTTCATCTTATCAGCAAACTGCATTAGACGCTCACGAATAGCGTCAATTGTGTTATGCCTCTTGGAGTTCAGTTCAACCTTGTCTAGTTCCTCCGTGGCCTCTTCGAAGAGATCATAGCCTGTGTAGTGAACGGCATCAAGCGTCTCAAAGGCAGCTAGGGACATCTCAATGGCCCTGCCACCGTTCCAAGTTCCAACCTCTACGATGTGAGCCTTCTTGCCGTCCTTCTTGCCTACGTACTGTCGGACTAGATCCGCAAGCTTCTTGTATCTACCGGCCTTGACATCTGGAGCTACTCCAGTTGGAGTGTCCTTAAGGTTGCCCTTGAAGTGTGTCATGTACTGGCTTAGGGGAGACTGTGCAAATGCTGCAAGCCCTACGGCATTGGCAGAAAGGTTTTGTACGTGTGCACCATGAGCTTGGTAGATCTTAAGGAGACGCTCAAATATGAAGCCATCATGCCATTCCCTGTAGGCTGTAACCTCTCCAATGTCATAGCAGCCACGAAGATCAGCCAGAAGAAATGGACTGACATTCTTGTTGAACATGTTGAAGGCAATAAAGGATGTCTCGCTGTAGTCAGCATCCTTTCGACCCAGATGAACAATGTCTGCATTTCTGGCTAGGATCTCTAGTAGCTTGTCCTTTGAGAACGGCTTTGTCGTAATAGTGTCGGCGTCAAGCCAGCACAGCCAGTTGCCGTGTTCCACAGTCTCATCGTACAGGGCATACTGCGTAAGCGCGTAGACCTTGTGGCACCACTTGACTGCATCCAGACGCCAGTTGTACGGAGTCTTTCCACCCATCGTGCCATCGTACGTCTTCATGCGATCACGGTAAGAAAGCATGGGCTTGACTAGATTGAGGTTCCTGTACTCAATCTTAGGTGAAGCTGGAAAATCATTTACTGTCTCAGGCGAGCAGTCGTGGAAGTACGCTACAAGCTTTAGATCATCCTTCCAGTTCTCTACGACAGAGAGCAGCATGTTCTTGGCATACTTCTTGAAACCTTCTTCGCTAAACGAAGTCACAAACGTAATCATGATTGCTTGTTCTCTCCCGCGTACGCTTTCCTTAGACGTTCCCATTCGTCTGCGTAAACACCGTCAATGTCTCTGGAAGGACGCCAGTTAGGATATACTGGACCTCCTGTTGTGAAGTGTACGATTGCTGGATCAATCGATGGGTCGGAATGACCATCAAGCCAATTCCACTTGTGGTCAAAGCCATGAATAAGGCTTTCGCCATAGGACAGATTGTACTGATCTGGGTCCGGCTTTCCTATGAATGGCTCGTCTAGCCAAGTAAAGCTGTGTAGCCAACTCCCAGTTCGGTAGTTGACGTTTGTAACATCAAGGGACTTGTTAGCTTCGTGGTTGCAGTTAAACATCATCAAGGATGACCAGTTCTTCCTGAAGTACCTTGTCTGTGCAGCTCCGTCCATCTTGACTTCAGCAGTAGGATTGTAGTCATGCTTGACGCATCCAATGGCTTTGTCCATTGGGAAAGTCTCAAATAGCTCAGCAATATCAGCGCGAGCGTACATGTCGCAGTCCATGAATAGGACTAGACCCTTGTGGTTCTCCAGATACGGCTTGTAGAAATGCTCAAAGATGACTGGTGTCAGAAATCTGGTAAAGCTGAACTCCGTAGAGAATGGCTTTCCGTCGATTACGTCAATGTTCTGTCCGTTGACCTTTTCGCTTTTTCTGTAGTACAGGGTTAGATCCCTAAGTTCCTTCTGGACAATAGGATGAATAATAAGCTTAGACTTTGAAAGCTTGTGCAAGGTACTCTTGAGTACGCTTGTGTAGATTGCCTCTTTTGGATCGTATCCAATGAGGACAGTGTAGGTATTAGACATCAATCACCATTTTGAATTAGACCTCACGTTATTGGTCTAAAGCCCTAACCAATTGCGACATGCTTTATTCATGTATGGCTGTGGCCTTGCTCACTTATCAGTTGATATCAAGCTTCTTTGCGTTCTTCTTTTCTTGATCGATGATATCAATCTGCACTCGTAGGAGACCATTCACGAACTCCGCTGATGTAGCCTTGGAGTTATGTGGAGTAGTGAACTTGCGCTTGAATGGTCTGCGAGCAATACGACGCTCAAAGTATACGTGTTCTAGATTGTGTCCTAGCGTGTCATCCCTTTCAACCGGATTGCCAGTGATAACGAGTCCCATATCGGTGACCTCAATATCAATCTCTTCTCGACTGAATCCAGCTAGGGCGAGTTCGACATAGAATGAATCTCCCTTTCGATAGATGTTGTAGGGAGGATAGGCTTCTTGATTTAGAGACAGTGGATTCATCATAGCCTCAATGTCGAAGTCCTTTAGAAGTCGTGTCAGCATAGTCTTATACCTCCTATTAGAGCGTATGTGGTTACGTTAGAAGCCCTTAGTCAAAGGCTTACTGGTGACGAAGACCCTTTTGAAGGCATCTTCGCCACCAATATATCCAATAGTCCTGTGAAAGTCAAGTCTTATTTTGTGAGGTCTACAATCTCACAGGCTCCGGAAGCGCAAGCTAGTGTCTGGGTTCCAGAGGTGCTGTCCTCCTTCTCGTAGAGGGATAGTGCAGACCAGTCAATTGTCGTTGGCATGTTCTTAAGCATTCTTGTGTAAGTCTCCTCATCGGTATCTTGATACGGTGCCTGTGGATAGATGTGATCATCGTGAGGAAGAAACGAGATACCAGAGCAGATGTCAAAGTTCTCATAGACCCAAGCACCAACAGCCATCCACTCATTGTCGCGTACGTTGATTGTCACTGACGGTTTATGCTCTGTCCAGTTAAGGGCGTACGTCTTCCATACCTCAAGCTGGTCAACAGCAGACATGTCCCGCCTCAGAACTGATCCTTCTGGAGCCTTCATCGGGAATGAGAACACGACAGTATCATTAGGATGGAAGACTTCGGGTTCATTGGGGATTCCGGAGTCCATCATTAGGCGAGTAAGTGGATCCTTGATGTCTCCACGGACAGTGCGGACGTAGTAGTCATTGTGCCGTGCGTGGATGCCGCTGGCAGCGTCAACAAGCTGGCTGACGGTGCCAGATGGCTTGATGCACGTGATAGCTGTCGATTGCTCAATGCCGAGAATCTCTGACCACTTCTTGTTGACTTCTACAGCGTAGTCACGAAGAGACTTAAGCGTCAAAGGATTTGGATTTGACGTTATAGGATTGTCCATAATTCCCGTAAGGGATACACCTAGAAGCCTTTCTTCCTTGGTGTTCTTCTGCCAAACCTTGCGTAGATACGGGAAGTTCACAAACGTAGACTGGATTGTTCCAAGGATGGTAGCATTACGGATCTTGACAAATAGATCATCAAACGTGTCGGTGCTACGGACAACAACTTCAGTCAAGTTACAGAACTGGTTGTTTCGCAGGATGATCTCACTGCAAGGATTTGTCCCAAAATCATGATTGGGATCCCTTCGACCATTACGTGCTACGTGTCTCTGTGCAGCATACCTAGCAAAGATACCACGTTCGCCACTCTTGCTTTCCACAAGAGATAGCCATTCTTTCATAAATGAAGTCATGACTGGCTTGTCGGTGTACACAGCAGAGTTGTTGGCTAGAGTACGCTGTGGGTTGGACCTCCACCACTCTCCGCTCTTGCAAACACGCATACGCTCGTCAGAGAGATCTGACAGTGAGATCATTGCAGATCGACGTACACCACCAACCACTACGACATCACCAATCTTGCACATGATGTCGTGACACTCAATCGAGTTAAGCTTCCTGCCACTAGCTTTCTTGAAGATGTCAACGACAAATGAGAATAGCTGGTTCAGAGGCTCTGGACCGCTAGCCCTGCCACCAAAGGTCTTCAAGCGAGAACCAGCAGGGCGGATCTTGGACAGATCCCAAGATGGGATTTCGCCGCTGTAGAGCATGGCGATAAGCTTTCGAAGAGCTTTTGCCCAGCCTTCCTTTGAGTCATGGACAACGATGACATCGTCGGATGTAAACATCTTGTCCGGTACTTCTGGAAGGTTGTTGATGGCTTCAGTCTCGACTGAGAAGCCGACACCAGTACCACATAGAAGGATGAACATGGCTTCATCAAAAGACTTGATGTCGTCTACAGCCAAGTAAGAGCAGTTGTACCCACAGGTGTTGTCTCGCTCTAGAGCAGGACCAGCAGTCATCAGCATTCGCATCGATGGCATTACCTCCAGATTGAAGATTGCCTCGCGTAGAATGCTGACTGTTTCTCCGCTATTCTTGCCGAGAACTGGACGAACGACATTGTCAATATATCGATCAACGGTCTCTGCCCAAGTCTCCCTTCGGTTCTTGTCCTCCAGCCATCGTGCATAGCGGCTTAGAGCGATAAACGTCTGGTAATCTGTTGGCAAGTACTGTGGCTCGTTAGAGCGATCCTTCTGCTGCATGGCTGGTATGTCCTCAAATAAAAGATGGTTGAAGAGACAAAAATCCCGTCTGGGATCAATGGCTTATCGCTCAAAGTTCCCAGACGGGATGATGTATGTGTTCGTGTGTACTGGTTAACTTAGGTAGGCTTGTCTTTAGTTTCAACCCTGTTATCGTGGATCGAAAGCATAATGATCGCATAGTGAAGGATCTTTAGCAAGTCCTTCCTGTTGTACCCGTCCTTGCGACCATACCGCTGCCAGTACTTGAGGATGCTGCCCATGCAGAATCCTTCGCCATACCCACTATCGATCATGATCTCCGTTGCTTGCATCTTGCTCTTGGCATAGTGAGCGGAGTACGTTGAGTCAATGTACTCTTTTAGCTCAGCAATATGCTTTGCCTCATTGTACTTATACACAATGAAGTCAGAAGATAGATCTGGATAGAGCTGTGTTTCATCCGTGGATGAAGGGATGTTGACGTTGTACTTTACTTGTGGATCGTAGAGATACATTGGCCCCTTCATGTCATTGATGTATGGGTCATAGATTACATCGCCAATCTTGAACTTGTCAATCATTAAGGACTGTGTTGATTCGTTTCCTGACATACTTGATCTCCTTTGTCTTTATGACCTTGAATGCAAATGATCGCACAAATTGTGGCTCAAGTCCAGCCATGTCGCATACATCGACAAAGTCTTGACAAGTGACTCCTACGGAAGAGAAGAACCAAGCTTGTGCCTGTGAACGAGCCAAGGCTTCTTCCTCTGGCTCATTTTCATAGGCTGGCTTTGTAGCATCAAGAAGTGCTTGAAGGATTACCGTACGGAAGAGGATCAACTCCTGTGGGGTTGATGGTCCGTACGAGTCAAGTCTTAGGGCTTCTCCGAGGCTTTGAAGGCTTTCTCTTCTTTTCTCTTCCATTGGTTTTCTCTGCGACCTTGTACAGTCTTACTGTATCTAGACTATTGCGCTTCTTCTTAGACCACTGCTTTAGTGTTTCTACGTCCTTTGCATCACAGCATTCAAAGCCGTGCTTTTTACACCAGTCCTCGTATGTCGTGGGAGAGTTCTTGTGTAGCTTGTTCTTCTTGTTGCCAAAGACAAAGTGGACACCGAGATCTGGATAATTGTACTTGAGCAGTAGATGCTTCTTCCTGTCTTGTGCAGTGAAGTAGCCCTTCACCTCAATGAGGATACCGTTGTCGAGTACAAAGTCTGGAGTGTACTTATGGTCTTCTGGAATAGTGCTGTAGAGGATCTTGATGGGTTCAAACTTTGCGCCAATAGCATTGGCAATAAACGCAGCACTTACTTTTTTCTCAAGTCCAGATCTAAAGATCATGTTTCAAAGACCTCCTCTACGTCAGGAGTGCTTGCCACACTAGTGAGATAGCGAACACCATTGCTGTACTTGAATGCTCGGAGACCGGCACCGTTGTTGGAAGATGACCAGCAGTGCTTCTTGAAGTCGCAGAACGAGCATGCAGGGGCTAGCTTCATGTTTCCACTCTTGCCATCTGGTACTGGGTCATGGCAGTGCTTTGGTGGTACTGGCATGTCAATAATGCGCTTGAGATCTACGATCCTCTTTGAGGGATCGATACGCTCACGCTTGTGGACTTCGTGGAAGTGGATCTCTCCAGATACCTTGTCGATTGCCACGAAGCCAGCACGATCATGCTTCCCAGCAAACGCATAGGACGAGATCTGGGCAATGTACCCAAACGGATCGTCCATTGCCAGTGAGCCATCCTTGAACTTCTTGAAGCTGTGCGGTGAGGCAGACTTGAAGTCTACTAGCGTACCATCGACAACAGCGTCTTGGTGACCCACTACACCTTCAACTGAAAGTTCATCCTGCTGCTCAGTTACATCGTGTCCTGAAAGCTTTGAGAGCAGGACTAGAAGATGCTCAAGGATATCGCCATACAGGAACTTGATATGTGTAGGCTTTGTCAGAGGTTCCTTTGGTGCGCCGTTTAGTTCATACCAGATCTTCCTATCCGGTTGACCAACCATAGACAGTCGAAGATATGGTGCGCCCCTCTTGCGCGTAAGAGAGGAGATGACAGAAGCTCGGACTCCTTCTAGGAATGCGTCGATTGCCTTATCGTCAATCTGCACATCGTTGCTCTCGTCAAACAGACTGTAGATGTCTTCGACAAGAGTATCGATAGTCTTCTTGTTGTTGTAAGCTTCTGTCATCTCAAAGGCTCCTTAAGCTGCCTGTCGCGTCATCGACGCTGGATTGTTGATCTCATGATCAAGCTTAAGATACGAAAGCTTGATGCGAGCCTGTTCCGGATTGACAAGCTTGTAGCGAGTGTACCTCTCTCCGGTATCTGACTTTGCAGTTACCGACATGATCTCTACACCCCACTGACGGAGACGAGAGATCGTGGCCGTTAGGTTCTCACATAGACCCTTTTCGATTGCCGTTTTGCGCGTAACTCGATTGCGACGAAGAAGTGCCATTAGAACTCGGATCTCGTTAGTCATTTGAACTTCTCTCCTTTTGTATGTGTATTTCATTTGCTTGTGCCAGTCGGTCCCTCTCCACACCCGACAAGCGAATGTCATCCAACGATATGATGACCCCTTGTGTGTATTACTTATCAGAACGGAATGTCATCGGCCACAGCGTCTGAATCCTTCTTCGCACCAACGGTATAACCACCGTGAATGACATCAAAGCCGTCGTCCTTGCCGCCACCGTATGGCACAAGCTCCACAACCTGAACCTTGACTAGGTCAGCAGAGCGACCCTTCTTGCCACGAACGGTGTACTCGTATGGCTGGTACTTGACGTTGACTACGCTGCCATTGCCAATCAGATCCCCGTTCCAAGGGTTCTTGGCTGCGTCGATGACCTCTGGAGCCTGACGAGGCGAGCCATCACGCTTGGTAACCTTGCGCTTGATGGTCACGAAGTCACCACGGTTGTCGTTCTTGTTCTTGATGACAAGACCATCAGCAGCAGCCTTCTTCTTGTTTGTCTCGTCAAGAGAGACATCAAGAGACCAGCATGGCTCAAACGTAGTGTTTGGGGTAATCAGCGAAGCCCAATGAGCCTTGCCAGAGATGATCGTGTACTTGTTGTTGGTAGTAGCCATTTCCTTATCTCCTTCTGAAACATATGCCAAGCCAAGTTATCTTGGTTGGATGGATACTCTATCAAGTCATCTTTAGACTGTCAAGAGCTTTCTTTGTATCAAGTAGATCCTTCATGTCCTTTAGCTGACTGATCTTTACATTATACATGTCAGTCTTGGCTGTAAAGTTGTTTGAAGGATCAAGTTCACCCTTCTTTATGAACTGTGCTGCATCAAAGTACTCCTTTTTTGGAAGGTATCCGAGAAGCCATCCGACAGAGAGATCGGACTTCACGCGAGTGAAGACGTAGTAGGTACACTTCTGCTTGATGTTGAATGCGGATATGGTGCAGTCGTAATCAAGCTTTGGAGGCCAACCA